CCTCTTTTTTCGCACACGCAAATCCCAGAGTCTGAACGAACCTGAACGAAATAACGGAGGTATTGACGTGCCAGCACCGAAAAAACCCACGCACCTGAAAGTGGTGATGGGCAATCCAGGCAATCGACCGCTCAACAAGCGCGAGCCTATCCCGGTTGGGAAACTCAAGGCCGCGCCGTCATGGATGAGCACAACGCAAAAGGAAGCGTGGGACTACGCGCTGGTTAACGCGCCTAGCGGGTTGCTCAAAATGCTAGATCAGTCGGCGCTTGTGGTCTGGGTCATCGCTCAAGACGCGCATAGGGTTGCGGCGCTTGATATTGCTGATCGTGGAGTGGTGACAAAGAGCACGCGCGGCGAAGAGGTCATCAACCCGGCAGTCAACGTCCAAGTCAAACAGGCTGCAATCATGCTTAGGGCGTCGGCTGAACTCGGATTCAGCCCGGCAAGTCGCAGCAAAATACAGGTGAGTGATGGCGAAGAAACGGAAGACCCGGCGGACAAGTTCTTCAACTGACCACCGCGTCACGGCTTACGCTCGTGATGTTGTGTCCGGCCGTGTCATTGCAGGGCCGCATGTGCGCAACGCGTGCCAGCGTCACATTGACGATCTGGCGTCTGGTGGTGAGCGCGGGCTGAGGTTTGACGCAGCCAGTGCGGATCGGGCGATAGAGTTTTTCGAGACCGTGCTGATGCTTAGCGAGGGGCAATTTGCCGGGCTCCCGTTTTTGCTGCACCCGTCCCAGGTTTTTATCATCGGCTCGATTTTCGGCTGGTTGCGTGCAGACGGCACGCGGCGGTTTCGGCGGGCATACATTGAGCAGGGCAAGGGCAACGGCAAAAGCCCGCTCGCTGCTGGTATCGGGTTGTACGGCATGATGTCTGATGGAGAGCCTGGCGCGCAGGTTTATGCTGCTGCTGCAAAGCGCGAGCAGGCCGGTGTGCTGTTTGCCGACGCCGTCAAAATGGTGCGGCAGTCGCCAGCGCTATCAAGCCGAGCCACGTTTAGCGGCGGGCAAGGGCGCGAGTTCAACATTGCCCACATCAAATCATCCTCTTTTTTTCGTCCGGTATCCCGCGACACTGGCAAAACGGGTTCCGGCCCGCGCCCGTATTTCGTGCTGGCTGATGAGATACATGAGTTGCCGGATCGGTCGATTTTGGAAACGTTGGAACGAGGCTTCAAGTTCCGCAGACAGCCGCTTTTGTTCATGATTACGAACTCAGGCACTGACCGAAACTCGATTGCGTGGGAGGAACACGCGCACTCTGTATGCGTTTCCGCTGGCAGTGCAGACGCTATACTCGATCCCGCGTATGTCGGCGGCGTGGTTGACGATGTAACGTTTGCCTACGTGTGCGCACTCGATGATGGCGATGATCCGCTGACCGATCCCGCGTGTTGGGCAAAAGCCAATCCGCTACTTGGCGTGACGATAACAGATGAGTATCTGGCCGAGATCGTGGAGCAGGCTAAAGCCATCCCTGGCAAACTCAACGGCATTTTAAGGTTACACTTTTGCGTGTGGACGGATGCCGATGAGGCGTGGATGACAAGAGCAACACTTGACCCTGCGCTTAGCAAGTTCGATCCGATGGATTACGCTGGCGAAACGGTATACCTCGGGCTTGACCTGTCGCAAAACCGGGACATTACCGCGCTTGGGGCGGTCGTAAAGACCGGAGAAAACGACGCTGGCAAGCCAACATTCCACGCATGGGTAGAGGCGTGGACGCCTGGCGACACGATTGACGCGAGAGAGTTGCGCGACAAACTACCCTACCGCGTGTGGAGGGACGCCGGTTACCTGCACGCACCGCCTGGCGCTAGCATCAACTATCAGCACGTTGCCCAACTGGTAGCGGAATACGATGAGCGGTACAACATCGCAATGCTGGCTTATGACCGCTACGCGTTTCGGCGTTTTGAGGCCGAGGTCGAATCGATCGGTCTGTCGATACAGTTCGCTGAGCACCCTCAGGGTGGTATGCGTAAGGGCAAACCAATTTGCGAGGGAGGCGAGGGGCTTTGGATGCCCGGCTCTGTGCGACTGTTCGAGGACGCATTGCTTGAGGGACGTGTTACTATAATTGACAATCCGGTGCTTGTATCGGCCATCATGTCGTGCGTGAGCGATGGTGACAGGTGGGGAAATAACTGGCTATCAAAGGCAAAATCGGTCAACAAAATCGATGCGGCAATCGCATTGATCATCGCGTTTGGCGCGGCTCACGCGGTGCTATCGGAGCAGAGTGTTGACGTTTCCGAGTTCCTCGATAATCCGCTGGTACTCTAATGCTATCGATTAAGTCGGTAATGTCATGGTTTGGGCTTGGCTCTGCGATCAGTGATCGGGCTGGCGAGCAAATTAACCTGCCGTTGACTCCGCTTGTGTCGGGCACGTCAAACGTAGGCGTTGACGGAGCGCTACAAATTGCAGCAGTTTGGGCGTGTGTTGACCGCCGAGCTACTACCATAGCGAGCCTGCCATTTTTTGCGTATCACCAACGCGACGGGCAAAAAGTTCTAGCGCGTGAGACGTTGCTGTTTTCGCTTCTGCACGATTCGCCCAATTCACGCATGACGCCGTTTGAGTTTTGGCGGGCCATGATCCTAAACCACGACCTTCGCGGCAACGCTTACGCTCGCATTGATCGAGGTCGCGGTGGCGAGGCTATAGCAATGTGGCCGCTTTCGGCTGACCAAGTTACCGAGACTGTGCTTTCTGATGGCTCTATTGTCTATAATTACCGCGTCGGGTCTGATGTAGCGGTTATAGCGCAAGAAAACATGTTAGTGCTTAAAAACCTCGGCAATGGTACTACCGGGTTGTCGAAACTTGAGTTTATGCGATCCTCAGTCGATGAGCAGGCCAAGGCGCAGCAGTCTGCGGCAACGATGTTCGGTAATGGAGGCAAACCGACCGGCGTGCTGATGATTGATAACGTTTTGTCGAAAGATAAGCGCGATCAAGTGCGAGAAAGTTTCTCGGGATTGGCTGAAGGTAGCACGTCTCGTCTGATGGTGCTAGAAGCAAAAATGAAGTACCAACAAATAAGTCTTACGCCTGAGCAATTACAGATTATGCAAGCTCGGAATTATGGTGTTGAGGAAATCAGCCGGTGGTTTGACGTGCCGCCGGTTTTGATCCACGCGTCAACGCAAACGACATGGGGATCAGGCATCGAACAGATTGTCGATGGCTATCACAAATTGTCGGTGCGTCCGATGCTGGTTAACATCGAGCAGGCCGTACGTAAACGCGTCATGACACCATCGCAGCGCGCTAAAATGTCTATCGAGTTTAGCCTTGATGCGCTGCTGCGTGGTAATGCACCGCAGAGGTTTGAGCTTTACGCAAAGGCCGTGCAAAACGGAGTGATGACCCGAAACGAGGCTAGGCAGCTAGAAAACCTGCCGCCCGATCCATCCGGCAGTGCGCTTACTGCGCAGACAAACCTCGCGCCGCTTGATATGCTAGGCAAAGTACCGGCAACATCCGCACCACCGCCAGACCCGATACTACAGTGAGGCAGACATGATCCTCCGAAAAACAATTCCGCTATCGTTAGCTGGCCTGAGTGTTTCGGAATCCGAATCAGGCGGTTTTTCTGGTTACGCGTCTGTATTCGGTGGCGTTGATTCGTATGGCGACACAATCGCGCCTGGCGCTTTTGCTGAGACTTTGCAAAAGCACGGCCTCCCGAAGATGTTTTTTAACCACGACTGGACGATGCCCGTTGGGAAATATCTCAGCGCCGAGGAAGATAGCACTGGACTGAAAGTAACCGGCGAGTTTACGGATGGTGTGTCAATCGCGTCCGATGTACGTGCAGCGATGAGGCACGGCACGATTGACGGTCTTAGCGTTGCTGGTTATGTAGATAGCGGCGACTACAAAACTGAAAACGGATCACGTCTTATCCAGCGCTGGACTCGGTTGATCGAAGTTTCGCCGGTTGTTTTCCCTGCGGACGAATCCGCCAGGGTAGACGCTGCAAGCATCAAGTCAGAAGTGGCTGAGGCAATATCGAGAATTGAGTCTGTGCGTGATGTTGAGCGGCTCCTGCGCGATGCAGGCGGCCTGTCAAAAACAGCAGCGGTTGCGCTCATTTCTCGGATGAAATCGGTGCTTAGCGATGTGGGTGATCCAATCGATTCGCAAGCCGATCAAAAAAAATACGCCGATATCGTTGCGCGAGTGAACGCGTCGATTCGGCTTTCGGAACGCTGTATTTAAACAAGGAACATCAAAATGACTATCGAAGTTGTGATGAAGTCGCTCGAAAAGTTGGAAGCAAATCTGTCGCAGATGGCTGCGAAGGCCGATGCTGAGGCGGCTGCCAACGGCTCTGTATCCAGCGACACCAAGGCCGCGCTTGCATCGCTCGGCGACAAACAGCATGAGCTTGCTGAGCGGCTTGTTGCGGTCGAGCAAAAGAGCGTTACCCCGCCCGGCAATGCGGATACCGACGCGTCGTGGGGCGCGCAACTGGTAAAGGCAAAATCGCTTGAGTCTTTCCAGCGCGGCGAAACTGGCAAGTGCCGGATCGAGGTGAAAAACACGCTGCTTGGCTCTGACACCAACGTTGCACCGGATCGCAAGCCGGGCATTGTTGCCGGTGCATCGGTGCCGCTGACGATTGAGGCATTGCTCCCGGCGCTGCCCACTACGTCCAACGCGATCGAGTTTACCAAAGAGCTTTCGTTCACAAAATCTGCCGCCGAAACCGCTGAGGGTGTGCTTAAGCCTGAGTCGTTGATTACGTTTGCGCTGGTCAACATGCCGATCTCAACGGTTGCGCACTGGATCAAGATTAGCAAACAGCTTGCCAGCGACAACACCGCACTTGCGGCATATGTTAACCAGCGGATGGTCTACGCCGTAAACCATCGCGTTGAGACTCAGCTTGTTGTAGGCGATGGTGTCGCGCCGAATATCAGCGGCATTTTCGACACTGGCAATTTCACGGCTCACGGTTACGCGGCTGCGGCACTCGGCGCTACTTTGCAAAAGCTAGTGCTGATTCGCAAAATCATGGCGGATGGCTGGAATGCCGGTTACCCCGCCGATGCGATTTTGCTGAACCCGGTTGATTGGGCGCAGATTGAGATTGACCTGCTCACCACGTCCGCCAACGCGGCCCGCGTGCAGTACGATGCTGCAGGTAACC